TGACACTAATGAGTTACTAAGTAGCATCGGTGCGTCTCTACTTGAACAAGAGTTTGAGGGTCGTGTCACTATCACTTACTCATTCACAGTCAAGGCTGAGGATGAAGATAACGCCAGAGAAAAAGTTGAGTCTGCCGTTAGTGGTATGGAACACAACTTTGATGCTGGCAATGATGACTCATACTCTGAAGAATCAATTGAGGTGGATATTTAATATGGACATCGTAATTGAAGAGAGAAGAAGTCGTAGTCAACTGCTTAACCTTGCAGGCAATAGGGCTTTGCGTGAACTTAGACGCAGATACTATAAAGAATATTACGAAATCTATGAAGCCGAGTTAGATAAACTTGGCGTCAAAAGAAGTAGTATTCCTTACCAAGCAAGAGTTAACAATCATCTGGCTAACGAGAATGCCAGGTTAAAAGAGTTACTTGCTCAAGCAGGAGTGGAGTTCTGATGACCGACACTAAAATTGGTGTGCAACTTACACCAAAAGAAATACAACTGCTTCACAAAGCAGTTCAGTATTACATAAGTGATTGGACAGTAGAATATGCAGAAGTAGAAATGAAACTTCTGCGTGACCTAGAAGATGCGTTCAAGCGCATCGTATTAATGGAGGCAAAGTAATGGCAACACGTTCAGTAGTTGGAAGATATGTAGGTGACGACGCTTGGATAGGTCGTTACGTACATTGGGACGGATACCCAGCCAATATGGTTATGGTGTTACTCGAAATTGTTTTACGTGACGGTTTTGATAAATCCATAAGTAAATTAGTGTTTGAAAACTATGGTTGGTCTGGGCTGTATCCGTTACCTAATAAAGATGATGATAGAGATTACATAAAAGGTTATGGTTATCCAATGAAGGACAGTAAAATGGGTGATTGGATTACCTGGGAGAGCGACCATTGGGGTACAGAATATGCGTACATCATTGAGCCTTCTAACAAGTCTGTAACTATTCTTGAATATGATTACGACAATAGTAAATGGCGTAAGGCTGACATCATTGATTTCGGTCCTGCTATTGCAAGAGTGCAATCAGGTGAAACTACTATTCAAGATGAGGTTGAACGAAGATGGCAGACACTATCAGTACTAGAGGGAGTTCAGTAGCAAGACTCAACGGCAAAGGTAAACGCCTTGATGTCTTAACTCCATACTTTGAATCTGCTAAATGCAGTACGTCTCTTGACCCTGATTGGTTTTTTGATTTCGAAAAACCACAGGGCAAGGAACGGAAAAGTTATTGTAATGGTTGTCCTGTTATAGCGCAGTGCCTTGACTATGCTCTCAATGTTAAAGTGTTGGGAATATGGGGAGGCACTACGTTTGATGAAAGGGACGAAATAAGAAGAATAAATAATATAACTCCTGCTATGCTGGAGTTCGGACAACCAGATACATTCGGAGAAAGGTTTCACCCTAATGCCAGAAGAAGAAATACCAGAAATGATTAATGAGATTTTTGACGGCTTAGGTATTGATGAATCACTTGACGTCGTCGAAACTCTTGTTTCTCAAATGGAAGAACTTATAACAGCAGATGAAATGTGGGAGAATGCTGTCGACGATGACACTTCTCGTCGCATTATTGTAGCCGCTGTTGGTGTTATTGCTTTAAAGTTTGGTGACATATCAGAGACGATGATTGATTTCATTAACGATGATGAATGATTTCACTGGTATTCCCAGTGCTGTATGTACACGATGTAGTGGCGAATGGATAATGATGCCAACACACTTTGATATTGAAACATACGAGATTGATGCGTATGGTTTACAAGGTGCGTACTGTTGGTCTTGTGGTTATCCTGTTACGCCACCTACACCTATTGAAACGGAAATGGAATAATGGCACAGTTAGTTATAGGAATACTTTTTATTATCACAGTGTCTTCTATCTTTAGATATTATGATAACGAAAAGAAAAGATATCTTAAACGTTTATAATCAGTACCAGTTTTTACGATTATGATGTTGCAATGCCTCACAGGGCGTGTCGTAACGATACTCAATGTATCTTATGCCACGCTCTGTTTGCATTTTAAGGCTAGAACCTTCGGGCATTTTTAACATTTGAAATAAACCATAAGCACTTGACCTAGGATTATTTGCTATGTTACTCCATTTAGATTCTCTATCAATTAATTCATTTATACACATCCACTGTTTCCCATCCCAACCTTTTATCATAACTTGTTCACGAACATATGAACGTGAAACTTCTGCTGGAATTTCTCTCTCAATGAATGGAGGTACATCTGGAATTAAAATAGGTTCTCCTAACCTAGTAGTTAAAAAACCCTTATAAAATAAGGACTTTTTCTACGTTCAATCCTCATCCGAGTCTTGAACTATGTCGCCAGTGGCGACAATCTTTATCGTTCGCAGTTCGCTTCGCTCACGCTCACTCACACCCACACCCCATACCCCGAAGCCCCTCGCCCCTCGTTCATTATAAACACATCACCTGCTGGCGTTGCAACTTTCGCCGACACAAACTTATGTGATGCGTTTGCTCGTCGTTGCGTCGTGTGTTACAGTGATGTAATTAGTTAGGGCGCCTTCGTGTCTTGGCTAACCATAATTAGTGGGGCACGTATTCTCCATTCGTGCCCTGCTATTTGATAACGATGTTGGAAGAGGGTTAAGTGTTAAAAATTAATGGTTACGATGTGCCTGAACACACTTCGTATTCTAGTTTGACCACTTGGTTGTCTTGCGGTTATCGTTATTATCTTTCTCGTATTGTTAAAGTTGAAGAGGAACCTGCCACCTGGACTTTGGGTGGTTCTGCGGTGCATCGTGCTACCGAAACTTATGATTTGTTGACTTGGAAAAATTAGTGACTGAAAAAGAATTGTTTGATTTTATCAATAAAGATAACAAATATGTTTTATCAACTGAACAGTTTTCTAACTGGGATTGTTACTCAGATGAACTGCGTGAATACGTTGAACTTAAATGTCGTAAAACACATTACGATGATTTGATGATTGAAAAGATTAAGTACGACAGAATTGTTAAGATTGCTTCAGAAAAAGGTATGACACCTAAATATATTAATTACACACCGCAAGGTATTTGGTCATTCAATCTTAAAAACTTTGATGTTAAATGGGAAGAGAAACGTGGGCTTCCTGCGACAACAGATTTTGCTAACAAGATGCGTGTAACTAAAACTGTTGGTTATTTAAATATTAATAATGGAGAAAAGTTGTTAGATGCTAATTTATCTTGAGACTTGGGAATACGAATACGCAAGCACCATAGGTATTAGAAGAGTCACCAACAATTGGAATAAACCTGATGCACCATATTATGACCCAGATAAAATGGAAGAGAATAGAACTGCCTCAGTTGCTGCAGCCATATGTGAACTCGCTGTTGCTAAAGCAGTAAACGAGTATTGGTCAGCCAGCATTTGGAAAAACACAGACCACGATACACATAAACATTTAGCAGATGTTGGAAGAGACATTGAAGTTCGTAGAGTTAGAACACAACCTGGTCCAGCAATCAGAGCAAAAGATTTAGTTAAAGGTAATCAAATACTTTTTGGTGCACACGCTGTTGAAAAAGAATTTAAAGTAGTTGAAATACTTGGTTGGACAACATTCAATGAAGCGTGGGAAGTTGGAATACCAGTTGAGTATGGTAAAATAGTTCCAAGAGAACATTTAAGAACAGTTGGAGAGTACCTTGGATATTAACGATATTTGGAATAAGTCTTGGAACGCAGAAGTTGAAGAGATAAAACATTACAAAGGTGAGCATTATGATTTCACAACGTTGCGTCAAACTAAACGCACAACTAAAGCGAACCCTGCTGGTGAGAATGTTTCTTGGTGGTTTGAGAATGGTAAAAAGTTTTTAGAGTCTTGGATTGAATGGCGTAAGAACTCTGGTTGGAAAATTTGGGAATCACCAACAGGTGAACCAGGTATAGAACTTGTTATGGAATTAGAAGTCGGTGGCATCCCTTTTAAAGGTGCCATTGATAGAATCTTTGTTACACCCGAAGGTGAACTTGTTATCCTTGATTTAAAAACAGGTTCAAGAACACCTCAAACAGAATTACAATTACAAGTTTATGCTTGTATGATGGAACGTGCATATGGTATCCGACCAAAATGGGGATGCTATTGGATGGCAAGAACAGGTTCAACAAGTAGTCCTGTTGACCTCGATGGGTTTACGCTAAGCAAGTTAGATGAAATGGTGGCGCTCTTTCAAAAAGCGAGAGAGCAACATTTATATCTTCCTAACTTCGATGGGTGTAAAATGTGCTCTATAACAGAATTTTGTTATTGGGCAGACGGTAAGAAGTTCTTGCCGTTGGGAGAGTTGGAGATAAGTAATGTCAAATGAATCAGCATTTGTAGTTAATGTTAAAACACGAATTGGAACAATCATCACTGTACGTGGTGACGATTACAACAATTTGAAAAAGAATATTGATGACGCCGTACTAGGCGAACTTGATAAAATGGTTGGTGCTTTAGAAGAAGCAATATTAGGTGAAGGTGCACACGCTGCTTATGCGGCTAAGGCATTAGGTGGAACAGTTGTTTCATCATCTAATACTTTTTCACCAGTGACACCACCAAACGTTAGTGCACCTGCACCTGCGTGCCAACACGGAACACTTGTACACAGAAGTGGTACAGGTGCTAAGGGTCCTTGGCAAGCGTGGATGTGTGGACTACCTAAAGAACGTAAAGCAGAACAATGCGAACCACAATGGTTACGCAAAGGTCAGCCAGGATGGGTAAACTAAAAGTTCAATGAGAACTATAAGTAGAACTGTTGGAAAAACTGAATCAGGTGGCGAACCATTGCCACCTGTGTTCAGGGCATTTGATTTCGCAAAAATCCTTCTCAGACGAAGCGAAGTTTCAATGTTTGCAGGGGCACCTGGTGTTGGTAAGTCAACGCTTGCATTAGCAGTTGCTTTACGCACCAACGTTCCAACACTCTACATATGCGCTGATACTGGCGCTCATACAATGAGTATGCGTTTGTATTCAATGATTACTGGTGTTAATCAAGTTGAAGCAGAGCGCATACTCACATATGACGAATTAGCAGCAACAACAGAATTAAATAAAGCAGGACATATTAAATGGTCCTTTGAATCAGCACCAACATTATCTGACATTGATGAAGAAGTATTAGCCTTTGAAGAAGTACACGGAGAAAATCCGCACCTAATTGTTATAGATAACCTTTCAGATATTACTGAAGGTGGTGGTGAAGAGTGGGCTGGTATGCGTGCAACAATGAAAGAAATAAAATACTTAGCACGCGATACTAACGCCGCTATTCTTTTACTACATCACACATCAGAATCTTGGATACCACCAGTCGGTGACATACAACCAATCTGCCCACCACGTTACACAATTCAAGGTAAAGTTTCACAACTACCTGCAATGATTTGCACACTTGGTATGACACCTAGTGGTGACTTGGCTGTAGCACCTGTAAAGAATCGTTACGGTAAAGCAGTTGCCAATGGAACAGAAGCAGTGTTCTTAGATTTTAATCCAGCATTTATGTACCTGGCTGATGTTAAAGAAACAATGTGAGTAAGTCAAAACAGAAAGGCACAGCCGCAGAAAGCGCTGTTGTTAAATACCTTAAAGCAAATGGTTTTGAAAATGTTGAACGTCGCGCATTACAAGGAAGTCAAGACAAGGGCGACATATCAGGTATTGATGGTCTTGTTATAGAAGTTAAAGACCATAAAACAATGACACTTGGTCAATGGATGGAAGAATTAAAAGTTGAAATAGAAAACGATAACGCTGAAACAGGTGTTGTAATTCATAAACGTCGCGGTAAAGGTGACGTAGGTGAATGGTATGCTTCAATGCCTGTGTACATTTACTTAGACCTATTAAGAAACTTAGGTTATGAGTAACATTTCATCAATACTAAAACATTACGGTGCCAGTAAAATACCTGAAGGTAGAGGGTGGCGTAAGATGAGATGCCCTTTCCACGATGATACTCACGCATCAGCGGGAGTTAATCACGAGAAGGAAAGTTTTAATTGTTTTACCTGTGACATTGCAGGTAACTTTTTTGTTATTATAATGAAGATAGAAAGGATGGAGTTCAGTGAAGCAAAGTCAAGAGCAGAAGAAATTGTTGGAACAAGCCTCGAAGCATTACCAACAAAGCATTCATTTGGCAGAAAACTATCTCAACAGCAGGGGACTATCTCTAGCAGACGCAAAGAGGCATCAACTGGGAGTAGTAGCATCTCCAGTCGTCGGTCACGAAATGTATGAAGGACGATTGTCCATTCCGTATCTAACACCAGCAGGAATAGTTGACTTACGTTTCCGTGCAATCAATCACGAAGAACCAAAATATTTAAGCCTACCTAATTCTGCAACACGTCTATACAATGTTCCAGCATATTTTGAAGCATCAAGTTGGATATGTGTATGCGAAGGTGAAATAGATACAATGACATTATCTAAACTTGGGTACCCAGCAGTGGGTATACCTGGTGTAAAAAATATTAAGAATCATCATTATAAAATACTTGCAGACTTTGAAAAGATTTATGTGTTTGCCGATGGTGATGTTGCTGGTAGAGAATTTGCTAAAGACCTTGCACGTAAACTGCCAGGTGTGATACAAATACAGGTACCAGAGAACGAAGATGTTAATAGTATGTTCGTTAAGTATGGTTCCGATTGGTTCGAGGAGAGGATTAATTATGACATCGCTGTATAACGAAGAGAAGTTTGCAACACTGACATACAACTACACAGATGCTATGGCAGAGTTGCTTATAAGAAAGCAAAAAGATTACGGTCCTAAAAACATTTCGGATTCACCAGGTGGTCCGTTAAATGGTTTAAGGGTTCGTATGTTTGACAAACTGGCAAGAATAAACAACCTGCTGGAAAGCGGTGCAACACCACAGAATGAATCCATTCGTGACTCGTTCATCGACTTAGCCAATTACGCCATCATCGCAATGATGGTACTAGATAATAACTGGGATAAAAATGAAAATAACGGAAGAGACGATTAAGGAATACGAAGGCTTAGTCAGAACGGTTGCAATAAACAAGCATAAAGAATTTCCTATGGTTGCAAAAGATGATATAGAACAAGAACTTTGGATGTGGTTCATAACGCACCCGCTCAAAACTAAAGAGTGGGAAGCAATGGAGTCCAAGAAAGAATCAACGCGCCTATTTGTGCGCTCATTAAACAATCACGCTAATCGTTATTGTCAGTATGAGAAAGCAAGAACTGTCGGATATGAAATGGTTGATTTAACTTTTTACCAACGAAGCGTTGTTGAGCAGTTACTTCCATCAGTT